AATGGAAAAAAGGCGATAAGCTATATGATTATGTTCAAGATATATTTGACGCAGTAGTCTTACGTGTACCTATGGACTCTGCTTCTGGTGCCCATAAGCTTAGGTTTAAAGGCTTTACTGATAGAGTAGGTCATGGTATTATGATGCATTCTAGAAGCATGAGAGCTCTTGGTGGTGCTGACCTTGATGGTGATGAAGCTTTCTTTTACTTTGGTGGTAGAACTGAAGATGGAAAAGGTGCTGGTATGAAAAAATCCTGGAAAGAAGCTATACATGCTCAAAAAGAAGAGTTTTATACTGGTAAAGGTAATAAAAGAGATGTTCAAGATAATAAGAAAGCTATTATAAAAGTAGGTCCTGATAAAGGGAAAACTTTCTCAGAAGTATTTACTATCCCTGGTGGTGAAGATTTAAAAAGAAGTAAAACTTTATTTTACTCTCCTATGTCTAGACTTAATGCTTCTCAAGGAGCTGTAGAAGGTAGAGATATGCTAGGAATAGCTGTTAGCCAAGGGCAAATAATGAAATCTACTTATAATGCTATTATGGATACTCCTGGAAAGCAAGATGTATTTGAAGTTCAGTCTGGTTTTGGTAAAAAAGCTAAAACATATAGACTAACTTTAAAACCTAGAACTGCTAAAGAATGGCAAGAATTACAAAGAGAAATGACAAGAGCACAAATAGCTTTTGCATCTGACCCTCTTGATGAAGCAGGTCTTAAAGGAGCTGAAGTATTTTTTAGAAAGCTACATGAAGCTCACTTTGAATTAGCTAAAGTTGAAGAAAAAGTAGGCAATAAATACTTTAAAAGAAGTATGAAACTAAAAGATTTCAAGCCCTGGCAATTAAAAAGTGGTATATATGGAAAAATATATAAGCTTAATTCAGCTAACTTTGGTAGAAACTGGAGTGAAGGTAGAAACTGGACATTTGATGAGCGTCATTCTATGAATAGAAATATATATGATTTTTCTACAGAGCAAATAAATACTATGCTTCCTAAAATGGCAGAAACTTTAGTAGGAATAGATTACTCTGAAAATCTATTTAAAAGATTAGACAAAGGGAAGATTGAGCAAATGTATGCTGATATGGAAGTATATGCTAAAGAATTAAAATGGCTTAAAGATGCTATGCAAAGAAGTTCTTTTAGAGTTCCTTATAATGCAGAAGTTAAAAGAGTTTTAGATAATACTTTATGGGATTCTACTGTAAGAGAAAATATAGCAGCAAGAAGATTTGTTAAATCTGAATGGGATAGTTTATTAAAAGGTACAGAATATGGAATGAGGCTAAATGAAAAAAGCTTTGTAAAAAGATTAAGACAGTCTCCTGAAGAAAGAAAAATAGTTTTAAATGAAGTAGTTAAAAATGCAGAAGATTTTATACTAAATGATTTTGTTGATATGTCTTCTATTTTAAACGCTGTTAAGTATATTAAAAAACATAATATATCTGATAAAAAAGTATCTGAGTTACATGAAACTGCTGAATCTTTTAAAAAGCAAAGCTATATGGATAGAAAAGAAAGAAGAAATTCTCAGTATATAGAAGTTCCTGAAACTAGAGAAGAAATAGAAAATGCAGAAATAAATGCTACTATTACAGAAATGTTTAGAAGGATGGGTATTATATCTCCTGAAATTAAAAAAGCAATAGAAAAAAGAGAAATGGCTAAAGGAGACAAAGCTTCTGCTTTATTAGACCAAGCTCAATTAGATGAAAAAATATCTTTATTTAAAGAAAATCTATCTACTGGAGAAGCTAAATTATTTGACCATTTTATGATAGGCAGCTTAAATAGAGGTAGAAAAGCTATGATACAAAAGTATTATAATATGATACCTGAAGGTAAAAAAGACCCTATTATATCAGATTTATATAGAAAATTTATGAGAGATGCTGCTAAAACACAAATGCATAGAGTTGGATTTAACTCTGAAGCAGTTTCAGACCAATCTATTAAAGAACATTTAAGTGTTATGAATGATGTATTTGGCAAAGTATGGAAGAAACCTACTAATTCAGAAAAAATAGCTAATGAAGTAGATAAGTTAATGGAAACTAAGAAAATTGAAATGGCTAATGGTAAGGAAGAAGAAGGTTACTTAGGAACAAAGTATTTAGTTGATGAGATGGTAGAATCTGCATCTAGAAATGAAGGCTATGCAGGTATTAAAAAAGGAAATGTTACTAAAGAAGATAAAGCTGTTATTACTGAATTAGTATCTAATTTAAAATCATTAAATGACAAAGTTGGTTCTAATCTTAATGAAGTATTAAGAGGAATTACAGAAGAACTAACAGGTAGAGGTAAAGATTTAAATGCTTTTAATAAGCAAGATTTTATAATGGTTAATAATTATCTTAGAGATATTAAAACAGGTAATTTCTTTCAAAGAATATGGGGAACTAAAGACCCTATATTACAAAAAAGACATTACTGGCAGTTTCCAGAAGCTGTAAATAGAGAACTTATGAAGCATGATATTAAATGGCTTAAAACTGAAGGTTACTTTGTGACAAAAGATGGTAGTGTTAAAAAGGGAACTGTTAGAAGGCCTACATATTTCTTAGAGGTTCTTAAAAATCAAATAGAAAAAGCTGGTCAATTATCTACATCTAAAGCAGAAGAAATGATAAGAGAGAATGGTGAAGATTTCTTATTTTTAGATAATCTTAAAGAAGGCACAGATTTGTTTAAAATAGCTAATGCTCAAAGAGAAAACAATGGAATGGCTAAGTATATAAATGCTACAGATAAATCTACATCTCAAAAACAAAGAGAGATAAGAATCTATAGAAAAAACAAAGAGGCTGCTGAAAAAGATGGTAACTGGAAATCAATAAAAGACAAAAAGTATACTGTAACAAACGATGATGGTTCTCGTATACAATTAACAGGATGGGAAGTTGTTAACGGCAATGATATTAAAGGTTTTAGAGGCATAAAAAGAAGAATTAATGAAAGATTTGGCAAATTACATAAGATGATTGTAGGTAATCGAGACTGGATGAGCAAACAAGGGTATATTACAGGTTCTTGGGATGCTGAGGGCACTCAACCTAGAATAAGATATAGAAAATTTATTAATGATGTTTATAAGTTGTTTGAAAAAGGTGATGAAGCTGGAATGATTAAGCTTATGGAAAATGTTGGAATAGATGGAATGAGGCATATAGCTCGTTCTATGATGGTAGACCAAGTTCCTAAAGCTCACAGAGCTAAGTATATGAATTTTAAAATATTTGACACTGGTAAGATAGACTTTGCTACATATTGGCCTCACATGTTCTTTAGTAAATCTAAAGCAAGAGAATCTCTTAAACATGCTATTAAAAGAATTAATGATGACCCTAATTTGACAAAAGAAGAAAAGACTGCTGAGATAAAAAATATAGCCCATAGACATAAAGCTCTTACAGGTGATTGGGAGTTTCAAGATATGCAAGAATGGGACAGGGTAGATGTTCTAACTTATAAAGAATCTTTAAAAAATATTAGCGAAGCTGAGAAATCTAAAAGACAAAAAATGAATTGGTATGATGCTAATCAACAAATGGGCTCTATGATGTCAAGGAAGGGACATATTGAAGGCTGGGCTAATGATATTAGTGTTATGGATGCATACATGAGAAATTTGTCAAATACTTTCTTTAGACAGCTACAACAAGTAATGTCAAGAGATGTTATTAATGAAGCTTATAATAGAATGAATAAGAAATTTGGTAAAGAGTTAGCTGGTAAATGGAATACTTACTTTAAGTTATACGCTCAAGGAGCTATGGGTAATCCAGAAATAATACCAGAAGAAGTATATAATGACCCAGCAATGAAAATAAAAGGTACTCCTTATGCCTGGTGGGCTGATAATAGAGTATTAGATAGGGTAAATAATATAGCTGATAAATTAGGAGTTAAAAGAAAAGACTTACCTAAAGAATTACAAAAATTCGGATATAAAGATATAAGAGATTGGAGTAATATGGAAGCAAAGTTTGAATTAGCTTCTTTATTAGCTCACCCTAAATCATCTGTGACAAATATCTTTGGTGGTAGTATGCATACTATAGAATCTGTAGGTTTTAATGCATTTAAAAAAGCTAGAGATATTAAGTTCTTAAAAAGAATTAATCCTGATTTCAACACTTTAAAAGATGTAGAACGTTGGATTATAGGAAAAGGTGTTCTTCCTGAGTTTTTAGTTCACGAATTAGGTCTTAAAAAAGATTTTCAAAAACAAAATGTTAAAGAATTTGTGGCTGATATAGCAAAAAGATTTCAATCTACTGATGAAGTTAAGCGTAAAGATATAAGAGCTGCAGCAGCTGAATATAATATTCCTGATAGAATAGTTAATAGCGCAGCTAAATTTATGAGTATTCCTGAAAGAGTTTTAAGAAGAGATGCATTTATGTCTCACTATATAAGAGCTTGGGAGCGTTTTGGTGGAGCTATAAATGACCCTAATCATCCATTCTTAATAGAAATGGCTAGAAAAGGTGTAAAAGCTACCCAATTCTTATATGACGCCCCTAATAGGCCTATGTTCGCACGTTCTGCTCTAGGTAAGGTAATGACTAGGTTTCAACTTTTCGCTTGGAATAGTGTGCGTTTTCGTAATGCTGTGCTAAAAGAGGCAAGATTAAGAGGGTTTAGAGGTGAAGCTGCTGATAGATTTGCTAGGATGATGCAAATAGATTTGTTTGTCTTAGGATTAGGTAATATATTTATGTATTCTTTATTTGACAATGCATTACCTCCACCATATAATTGGTTGCAAGATACATCTGATTGGTTATTTGGTGATGAAAAAGAAAGAAATAAAGCTTTCTTTGGTGCATTACCTACAGCTATAGCTCCATTACAGACTGTTATGCCTCCTATTGGAAGGTTACCAGCCTCTGCTATACAGCAATGGGTAAGAGATGATTATAGTAAATTTACTGATTATAATGTATGGACTATGTTCCCTTATGGTAGAATGGCTAGAGATATACTACATCCTAGAAATGGACTAATGAATAATCCTACTCAAATAGTAGAAAAAGTAGCTGGATTACCTGTACATGACTTAGGTAGAAAAATGAGAAAGCAAAAAGAAGCTAAAGAAGAAGGCACTTATGTAACTACAACTAAACCAGGATTTAAATATGGCAAATGAAATTTATGATGATTTAGGTAATATAGTTACAGAAGAAGAAATGCTTGGCGTTAAAGGTGTGGATTATGAAGAAATACAACCTTTAAGTACTGACCATTTACTTAGCCCTAAAGAAGAACTTCCTTCTTCTTTTAAAAAAGCAATGCTTGGAGGAGTTGGTCTTGGAGGATTAGTAGCAGCTCAAAAAGCTTTTAGAGCTTTAATTGATACTAGAGGATATGGAAGTAATGTTCCTTTTCAAGAAAAATATCAAACAAAATTAACTAAACGGGCACAAATGTGGAATAATGCTATGCAATTAGCTAAAAATAAACAATTTCCTAAGTTAGCAGCATGGCAAGAAATAGGTAAAGCTCTATCAACTGAACAGCCTTTAGAATTAACAGCAGGTAAATCTTCTATTGAAGAAGTACAACAAAAATTATTAAACCCTAAACTTACAGCAAATCAAAGAGCTAAATTAGAGTTAGAGTTAGCAAGTAGAGTTAAAAATTTAAAGAAAAGAAGATTTCTTTTGGCAAATCATTATAGAGCATCAGGAGTTCCTTTCAGAGAATTACCTTTTAGTGCAGGCCCAGATTATATACCAGAAGAAATTAGAGCTGATAAAACATTAGCTAAAATAGGTGGATTAAAAGAAGGTGAAGTCTATAAAGGCGTTAGGCATACTGGAGAACAAATAACTGATTTTAGAGGTATTGCTAATAGAGACCCTAGAGTAAGTCATGTTAGGAGGCTTTTAGCTGATGGTAAGTTAACTGAAGCTAAAAAAGCGGCAAAAGAAGCTCACTATAAATGGGGGAAATCTGTTATTAAACCTAAATTAGTTAACGTAAATGGAAACCTTATACCTGTTAATAAAGCAGGTGAGCAGATGGGTATGAAACTTGAAAGGTTGTCTGGCGAAAAACATTTATGGAATGGTAAACCTAGAACAATATATAGATTAGGTTTTGTTCCTAAAGTACCTCAAGGGTTAGGTTCTAAGTTAGAATATGTTGCTGGACAACATTGGCAATATATGGATTTTATTAAAACAGAAAAAGGTTTTTTTAGATTTAGAGGTGGAATGAGAGATGTTCACAATCTAATGCCAGGTTCATATGGACCTTTATTAGTTAAAACAGAGCAAGCCTTTTTAGACCCTATAGTTAATCATTCAGATTGGAATCATAGAGTTGTGACAGACAAAGCTAAAATAGGTAATAAAAAATGGAATACAGGAAATATCAAGTATTTGACAAATGCTTTTAGAGAAGAGTTTGGTTATGGAAAAAGTGTTCCAGCTCACAGGGAAACAATTAAAAGAGCTACATCTTCTAATATTGCAAAAAAAGCTGGAGGTTTACTTGTAAGTGCTATAACTAGAGGTAAAATAAAACCTAAATTTTAGCCACACAGTATCTATTGATTTTTAATAGCTTTTCTTACCTTCTATAATAGCTTGCTCCACAGCTTCAAAAGGATTATATGTATATTCGTAGTAACAATCTATGTGTATTATAACACTTTCATCTTCATAAAAATTTCCATCTTTATCTACAAATCCTCTTGAAGCTTTATATACTGGAGCTGATGGTCCTATTAATTCTTTGCATTTAGGACATTTTATCATCTTCTATCATCCCCCATAGTAAACACAGATATACTATCGCATCTGTTATTCTTCCTCTGACATCTTCTCTTTGACTCTTATGACCATTAACAAATGAAGCAATTCCATCTATATGCTTCAATAGATAGACCATTAAGACTTTCTTTCTATCGCTGTTTATATAATCAGCAACTCTTTCAAAGTTTGCAAAAGCATTACTTTCCTGCCTTGCGTACTCCTTTTGTCCCGCTGCTCTCACCGTCTGTATCTCCTTGAAGATTTGGTTTATCAGCTTTTCCATTTTTTTCCTGCTCATTTTTCTTTTCCTGTTCTTTCTGTAGTTCATCTAACTTTTTTTCAAGCATTTCTTTATCTCCCTTTTCTTCGAGATAAATTGTGAATATAGAATCAAATCCTCTAATCATATTATACATATGGTTTATTCTTTGATTTATATCTATTACTGCATTTGTTAGCTCTTTATTAGTAGCTTTCTTTTTAGCTTTTTGTGCTTCCATCTAACGACCTTTCTTTCATTTTTTTTCTAAATGTCTTACTTCCATATACTTCTTTGTAAACGCACTGTCGGCATACTGGATATAATACTGGAGGTACTCGGTCAAAAACATATTGTTGATGTCTAAACCTGTATACCGCAGTACGTTTACTTCCTCCACAGACCTTGCAGAGCTCGTGACTACTCTCAGCTACTAACTGAACAAGTCTTGGCTCTGCCATTCTTATTTCTAAATTTCTCATTTTCCTTAGCTAATCTTTTAGTATATTTCTCCATAGCTTTTTCTGCATCTTTAAAATGGTCTGGATTCATTTTTTTAAAAACGCTAAATTTAGGCGATTTTATTGATTGGTCATACTTAACCACCTTAATGGTCTCTTTCTCGGTGTAATATGCATTTATAGCCTTTAAAAGCACATTCCCTTGATGTGTATCACCTACAATGTCATCTATTATTTTTTTGATTGCGTCATAATCGCTTCCTGACATAACAATAGCTCCTTTTTGAGAAATTTTATTTCGTCTCTTGCTTTATCTAATTGAATTTGCAAGTGTCTTCTTTTATCATATTCTGTTTTCGATGTCATCTATTTTCTCCTTTTTCTTTTTAAATACATGATATTTGTCTCTGCCTAATACCCATAATAAAGCATGTTGAAAACCTGCACACATTTCTACGCTATTTCCTTTTTCTAATGCGTTTTCATGTTGCATGTAATCAACAGCTTCATCATATGCTTTTTGTATTTCAGCTTTTCGTTTCATGTATTTCTTTAATAGGTATTAATGCTATTTCACTAGCATTATCATCTCCACCCATGACTATCCTTCCTTGGCCATGTTGAACAGAATGTTTAACTTTTTTCTTTAATTCTTCCACAGGTAGTAATATAATACTTTTTATATCACCTTTGAAAGATAAAATTTGAGCCCACCACTCAGCTTCTGTAACTGACAAACCACTAGCATTGCCTTGGTTCATAAGTTCTATAGCTATATTACCTGTATCTGCCCAAATATCTCTTTCTGTTTTAATTTCTATCTTACCCATGTTTAGAATTTGTCCTAAAGAGTATTCAAATGATTCTCCAAACTTTAAATCAATGTCAAATTTTGATGTATACTCTTTCTTAAAGTGTTTCTTCATCCTGACAACCACGTCTTCCATTCACGCTCCCTTCTTTTTTTATCTTCTAACATCTTTTTTATTTCATCTGGGCTTTTCTTTTCTACATAACGTTTACGGTAGCCCATTTTACCAAATTTACATTTTTTAGGTTTCATTTTTCCTCCTTTTTAATAGTGATTCCTGCAACTTTCAGCCAGGCAATGTTAGTGTTTTCTAATAGCTATGATATAAGCATCATTAATTAAGAATATATGTGAAGTTTTTATGCTATCACTATTATAGTTTTATGGGGTAAGCTCCGACGAGAAATCATAACGACTTATCAATTTTGCTTACTTTATTTTCTAAGTGCAATGACATTACTCACTTGCCCCTAATTTTATCTAGTAGAGTCAATGAAAGGAGCCCTTACTTCGACTTGTAAAGTGCTAAAAATCCCTACTAGATAGTTTGCGTAATACGTAATTTCTTAAATCTTTTGTTTGTCTATCAAGAAACTTTAATAATTTCTTAAAGTTCCTATCAGTCAAAGGTCCTTTCCTTGTATTGCATCTTCTGCATATCATTTGGAGATTTTCAGGAGTTGAATTACCGCCCAAAGACAAAGGCAAGATGTGGTCACACACCATGCAATCAATAACCAACTTCTTATCGCAATAATGACAGGGACGTCCATATGCCTTATACAATAACTCACGAACTTCTTCCAATGAAATTTTAAACTCGACTTCATACTCTTTGCTCCGTCTCTTTAATGTCGACCTTAAGGTTGACGATTTCTTCATCATTCTGTGAAATACTTTCTTATGAAAGTTTCCATGATGTTTTTTTAGTTTTCTAGAGAATCTCTTCTCCCATATTGTTAACCTTTTAGGGGACTTTCGTCCCCTTTTAGGTTTTTGGTATTTCTTTTTAAGCATGTCCAACATCTTCCCACTTTCGGCTTTGATATAATGCTATAGTAAATTGAAATTCTATCTTTCCAAACCCTATAAATATACCTTTTATGCCTTTATTTTCAGGAAATAACATCCCTATTCTTATGAACTTGAAGAATTGTATCATAAACAAATCTTCTAGTGCATATATCCCTATTATATAGCCCATTATTCTGTTCTCCTTAGTCTAAAAGATGGTGTCCATTCTACTGTAGTTTCAAACAACTCTCCATCTGTATTTTTGAATAACTTAACATTCCTAACTGGACTCTTAGATTGTCCATTTAGGCCTATTACTTTTCTTGAAGCATTCTCTATTGCACCTGAACCTTTACCAGCATACAAATCAAGAACTTCATTTCTACTATACTCTCTGCTTACTTGGGATATTTGAATTACTATCATGTCGTTATTTACAGCCATATTAGATAATCCGTGAGATATGTATTTTATCTTTTCATATTCTCCTCTATAACTACCTGGTGTGTCCACTAAATCTATATAATCTATAACTACAACTGCAGGTTGCAATTCTCTAACTTTATCTGCTATAGTATTTAATGTTGGCGATACTGTTTGTATCATAACGTGTTCTAATTCGTCTTTATGATGGTCATAAAGCTCTTGATAGTTTTCATTTACGTCCATTTTCTCCATTCCAGATACTATCTGGAGGTGTCTTCTGTGTATATACCATGATGATAGCTCTAAACTTAAGAATAATGTAGGTATTTGCCAATCAACGTTAATCTTATTGTTTGCAAAATCTACTCCTAATACTAAATTCTGAGCAAAAGTAGTTTTATTTGACCCTGTAGGACCAAATATGGTTACTAATTCACCTGGATATATTACTGATTCTACGTTTAATCCTAACATAGCACCTAAGTCTATAGTTTTGCCACTAAAATCAGTAGTTAATCTATCATGTAATTCTCCTTGCATCTCATCTGATGTTTTAACGTCTACTAAGTAGTCTTTTCTTTTGAAGAATATACATTGAGTTTTACAATGTTCTAACATTATACTATCTTGACATCCATATTGATAGTTTCTATTATAAACATTTTCTACTAATTCATTGATATGGTTTTCATCTAAGCTTTTATTATTCCAATGCAATAATGATACTTTTGCATAATGACTTGGAATCCCATGTCTTTTGTAGTGACTAGCTATTCTTAAAGCTGTAAGATGCCTATTTCCTGATGCAGGTCCTTTATTTAACATAGATTGCACACATGGTGTCATCTTTGTTGGTTCTGAAACATTTGTCAATACCTTTACATCAGGAATATCTTCTACAACTAAATGCTTTAAATCTCCACTAGCTTCTAGATTTGTGTACTCGAAATCAAGCCTTCTTCCTTTAGCTAATTCAAATATATCTTTAGGTTCTAGATTCATAACTTCACTATTTGTCAAAGGTATCTTATTTAAGCCTGTCTTTTGATTAAGTGAATGTTGTAATCTATATATACCTGTACGCATGTATATACTTAAGTCTATATCTGGATTAACCTTCCTCATAGTCTGTTTGACTACATAAGGCAAATCTGAACTAGGTTTAAAGTTGAATAACTCACCTGCTAACATAATGTGATATCCTGAGCCAGAAAAGTAGCATTGGAAGCTCCCACAACCAATGTCTGACTCTTCTAGCTCATAGACAATTCCTCTTAAAATATCTAGAGTTTTCTCATTACTATTGTCCTTTTTATCTACATCAATAGGAATTTTATCTATATATCTAACGCCAAAGAAATTCTTTAAACTTCCTTTTTCTGCAACATATTCTGCTGCTGATTCATCATATAGATATACTGACCTGTAAAGAGGCTGGCCATCTAAATAGCTAGCCAGCTCTCCTTTTGGTATCAAAACTCCTCTATTAGCAGGAGTACCTATAGCAATCTCTAGGTATTTCATAGATTAGATAATGCACCCTCTGACATACTTGTTTCAGAAGAAACTGTATCATCTAATTCTTTGATTATTCCTTTACCTTTTAACCAATTGATATCATCTTGTAGTTTAACAGTATTTCCTTCTGCATTTCTATATATTTTATGATATACTCTTGTCCAAGATTTATCACCTGGTTTCTTAGGTTTTTCTCTGTATATATAGGCTAAATAGTCAAAACTTTGTTCATCGCCTGGTATTACAGCTTTAGTAAAATTATCATTTAAATATTGAGCTATGTCAGTAATTTCATTACCATCTGCGTCTTCCCAGCCACCATCAACATTTAATCCTGCTGTGCAACCTATTGCTTCGAAGAATACATACATTCTTCTTAATACGCTACCACCTTCTATTTTACCATTACTATCTTTATCGAATGAACCTTTAATTTGAATATTTCTAGTATATTCACTTTCTTTAGGCTTTACAGTTACATCAAGATATAAGTCAGCCCAATCAAATTCGCCACTTCTATCTTTGAAACTTTCGATGCTTACTTCACAGACGCCTAGAAACTTATTTCCACCGCCTGTACTTTTTGGTTTAAATATAGCCATTATTTATCTCCTTTATAGATTAGATTCCATTTTAACTCAAGTTCCTTACCCTTCAGGTGAGGACTTCTACTACCTGCTTCTAATGATTCATTTGCTTTAAATGATACCATTAGATTGCCTTTGTCTTCATCTCTGTAAACATAACCTATAGCATCACAGTCTGCCATTAACATGTTTTTTAATTTACCTGTTAAATCTAGACTTTCTGGTTCTACTATAGCTTTACTGTCTACTACGGCTCTCGCCCATTTCCTATGTCCGATGATTATTACATGAGGAAATATTTGCTTTAATATACCTACTGTATTTAACACTTTTTCTCTTACAAGGCCGAAACCTTTACCAAATGCTAAATCTTGTACAGCAGATACGCTCTCTTCTTCGCATACCGCTTGTTCTGCCCATGTTGCTATTTTATCAATAGTATCTATAGCTACATACTTATACTCATGACCTTCTTGAGCTTGTTTAAGTAATTCTATTAACTCTTTTCTACTATTAATAGCTTCAACATATCCTTCTATCATATTAGCACCACCTTCTGTATCAATTATTAAACAATCATCTAATTGACTTAATGCTGTAGTTTTACCTACTTTAGGTGCTCCATATAAAAGCATAGTTTTAGGGTTTTGACTTACGGCTTTTCTTTTAACTTTTTTTAACGCCATTTATTCTCCTTTTAGTTAAATAGGCTAGCTCAAATATGCTTATTTAAGCCAGCCTATTATATTACAACATTTAAACTATTTATACAAGGTATTTTTTTCTAGTTGTGTTGTGGGGAAATTGAATGACAAAGCGGCTTCAAAAGGTTGATTCTTCAACACTTTACGAACGGTATTTGCTATAAAACTTCCACTCATATTAGAACAATAACTTGTAGCTTTCATGTTGCATGGTTCAGAGCTTCCATCATCATCTGAGTACCATGTTTTGACATATTTGTCATATTTAGGATACTCAAAGGAGTATTGTTGATAATGTTCAGCTCCCATTCTACCATCGATGAGCAATCTAGGTTTGAAATGTTTATTCTTTAGACAAGTAGATACCACTTGTAATCTTGATTTCATATTATCAAAGCCTAGTATTATTATATCATTTCTATCTGCATACAGGAATGTATCAAAATAACCTGTAGATTGTACTACATCTACGTTTTCATTAATAGCTTTAAGTAAATCTGTTAAAGCTACAGTTTTGTATTCTCCTATGTGATTGTTATTATATTGAGACACTCCTATATTTGCAGTTTCTACTTTGTCCATATCATATAGAACAAAGTCTTCAGCACCCATTCTACATAACTGAGTGGCTGCGGAACTACCTATAGCCCCGCAACCTAGTATGTGAAATGTATGCTCGTTTAAACTATCTATTAGACCAGATGAACGAGTATTAATCATACCAACCTCCCATTCCGAACATATCATTGTATTGTTCATATTTTAGTTTGGTATCATTATCATCAAATTCAAACAAATCTTCTACAGTTGTATACATTAAATCATTTAATGCTTGTTCTTTACTACAGAAGATACCCTTAACTTTGAATTGATATTTGTCTTTAGTGCATTTATCTCTCAACTCTTTCATTTGTTTCTTAAAGACTTTAAAAGTAATTGTAGTACCCATAAAGTCTTCTACTAATTCATCTACTTCTTTATACATTTGTCTAAATGCAAGTCTTCCATCTTGAGTAGATGTTTTAGTTTCTTGACCTAAAAGAGATTGTTGTACTCCTTGATGATGACTATATCTAGTCCATCCACCATAGGTTACAATATTTGTCTTTGATTGACAAAGTTCTTCGTATTTTTCTCTCATCTTTTTAGTAATAACAGGTTTGCTGTCTCTTACTATTTCTAAAGATGTATCTATATGCTGTTCTAATGGAATACCATTAGCTTCCCATATACTTACTCTGAACTTATACTCTTCTCTTAAGTTGATTACTAATGCCAATGAAAATGATGTATTCTTCCATGCATCTATTTCATTTTCATCTGTTCCAGACCAAAATGCTCCCATCGTATGATGAGAGTGCCACCAGACAAACTTTAATCGTTCATCTTTATATTTCATAGCATATTTCATTTTATATTCTGCAACTGCTTCTGCATCAAGCTCTGTAGTTGTACCTGTATTTTCTTGTTTGAGTATTTCTACATCACTTAACTTGAATCTTCCTTCTTTATCAGGTACTGCAGTCATAAGCCCTGATATCTCGTCTTTGTCCTCTTCATAAGCAAGACCAGCCCAAGCTTGTAGCTCATGCCAGTCTTTCTCTTGAATATAGAACATATTTTCTATCTTCATACTAACCCCTTTCTGTAGCCCATCTTATCATTTGTT